ACAGACCAGGTAAAGGTAGTGGTTCTAAGGATGCCTGTTACCATAAGGTTAAGTCACGTTTTAAAGTTTGGCCTAGTGCGTATGCATCTGGAGCACTGGTTAAATGTCGTAAAGTTGGTGCTGATAATTGGGGAACAAAATCAGAAGCAGTAGAAATGATTAGATATTGTCCAAAATGTAAAAAGAACGAAACTCGGCAAGAGTGTAAGTATGGGGAAAGATTTTGGGATCTATATTCTTTACCAAATTCTTTAGCAAAAGATTACGATCCAAATAAACCGCATCCTGGTAATTTTCCAGAATCATATGATCATGAGTATTCAATGGCTCGTTCAGAACTTGAAACCATTATGAATGCTGCAAAGAGACTTCGTAAAAAAATGAAAGGTGAGGGTAATATTGAAGCATGGGTCCAATCAAAGATTACTAAAGCGGCAGACTATATTGATGCCGCAGCAGATTATGTTGATAGTGGTGAAATGAAAGAGCAGGTTGCAGATACTGAGGCAATGTTAGATAAAAAACCTTTTGATATTGCAGTTCAAAAAATTATGAAGAAAAAGGAGCAAATGACTCCTAGACAAAGAATTGTTGCTTTGAAGCAGGCAGGAAAACTTCAGGGGGTTGATGAGCAAATGCTTCCCCCAATTGATCCAGAAGCACATAAAAAAGCACAAAGAACACAAAAACTTTATAATAAAGGGACAAGCACAGATAATCCAAATGAAAAAGAAATTTTCTTAAAAAGAACTGGTCCTCAATTACCTTTAGCAAAGAAAAAATCTGAAGTACAAGTTGCCCATTATGAACCAGAAAATGATCTAGTTGAATATTCAAACTGGAGAGCAGATTTTGGATTATCGGAAGACTGGCAAAAAGTCAATAGTCAAGATAAAACCGATGGTTTAAGTCAAAAAGCAGTCGATGCTTATCGTCGTGAGAATCCAGGTTCAAAACTTCAAACTGCAGTAACTGAAAAGAATCCTAAAGGAAAAAGAGCAAAGCGTCGTGCTAATTTCTGCCGTCGTTCTGCTGGTCAAAGAGATATGCATAATATAGATTGTTCTAAAACCCCCGATAAACCAATTTGTAAGGCAAGAAGAAGATGGAACTGCTAATTCATACCTTTTCATTACTAAATAATATAAGAGTAATGAAAAGGTATGAACACAAAAATTTGCACCAGATGTAAAGAGGAAAAACCAAGAGACTCCATTAATTTTCCACCACATAATAAATGTAAAGATGGTTTGGATAGTTGGTGCAGAAAATGTAGAGCATCTTATAGAAGTGAAATAAACAGAGGAAAGTTTAGAGGACAACTTTCCGATAATAAAGTTAAAGAATTACGAAAACAGGAAAAATGTGATATATGTGGTGGGAATGAATTTGCAGGTTCAAGAAACAATAGACATTTAGGTAAAGTTTATGCTTTAGTAATGGATCATAATCACGAAACGGGAAAATTTAGAGGTATGTTATGCAATCACTGTAATAGGGGATTGGGAAATTTTAAAGATAACATAAATAATTTACAAGCAGCGATAGATTACTTAAGAGAAAGGGATAAGTAATGAAAAGTTTCAAGCAGTTTATTTCTGAAAGCATCAATATTGCCGGAGATTTCAATGGTAATCTATATATGAATGCATCTCAACCAGAGACAGCAACCGAATCTTTTCTTGCAGATGTAGTTTGGCAAGGAAGATTATATCGTATGGAAGTTGAAGGTAAGATGATGGATAAAAATCAACTTGCAGAACAACTTCAAAAAGAATATCCTGGTGCAATAGTTCACAATATCTATCCAACGGAATCCACTTCTATAAAAGTTAAAAACGCACAAAGATATAGACCAGAAAGATTATCTTGGAGTGATTGATTTATGGCACAATTTAATAAAAATGATCAGGACTTTCTAAATCAGGAAAGAACCCTTTTTGAAGTAAACATGGTCGCCAATAAAAATGGCGAAGTAGTAACTAAAACAAACAGATTTCCAGTTGATGTTCTTCCAGCAAACGCAGATGCTTTTGGAAGAACAAGAGTATCAAATCCTCTTACATTATTTGACTCATCTCACAGATATAGAGACAACAATCTTTGGGAGAGTTTGGTTGTAGGAACTGGTTCTACAGTTGGATTTGCAACAACTCAAGGTTTAGTCAATATTGGTATTGGAACTACAAGTGGTGATTCGGTTATTAGAGAGACCACAAAGACATTCTCATACCAACCAGGCAAATCTTTGCTCATTATGAGCACATTTGTTCCTGCCACACCAAAAGCAAACTTGAGACAAAGAGTTGGTTATTTTGGTGCTGATAATGGAATGTATTTTGAGATTAATGGAACAACACCTTATTTTGTAGAAAGAAGTTTATCTACTGGCACTCAAACTGAAGTAGCACAAGCAAATTGGAATATTGATAAGTTAGATGGCACTGGAGTTTATGGTATTACATTAGATATTACCAAAGCACAAATTCTTTGGATGGATATTGAGTGGTTGGGTCTTGGTACAGTAAGAGTTGGTTTTGTAATTGATGGTCAATTCATTCATTGCCATTCATTCCATCATGCAAACTTAATTCAATCAACTTATATCACAACAGCATCATTACCTTTGAGATATGAAATTGCCAATACAGGTATTACTACAAGTAGCAGCACTCTCAAGCAAGTTTGCTCTACTGTAATTTCTGAAGGTGGTTATGAACTGCGTGGATTGCAACAAGCAGTTGGAACACCAATCACAGCACCAGTAGATTTACCATCTCCTGCAGGCACTTATTATCCTGTTATTTCTATTCGTCTCAAATCTTCTCCAAATAGATTAGATGCGATTGTAATTCTGACTGCCCTTTCATTAATGGGAACTGGAAATGGACCACAATATAGTTGGCAGATGAGAGCATCAGCAACTACTACTGGTGGAACTTGGGTCAGTGCTGGTGCAGATAGTGCTGTGGAATATAAGATTGATGGAGGAACTGTAAGTGGTGGAAGAATTTTGGCATCTGGTTTCTTCACATCATCAAATCAATCTTCTGCAAGTGTTGATATCTTAAAAGAAGCACTATTTAAGTTTCAGTTGGAACGAAATGGATTGACTGGAACACCTTATGAATTAACTCTGGTAGTTGCATCTGATACTGCTGGTGCTGATGTTTTTGCTTCATTGGACTGGGAAGAAATTAGTAGGTAATTTTTATGTCTAATGATGTCTATTTGGGCAATCCTCTGCTCAAAAAAGCGAATACAACTATTGAATTTACAGAAGAACAAATTATAGAATTCTTAAAATGTAAAGAAGATCCTGTCTATTTTGCAAAAAATTATATTAAAATTGTTTCTCTTGATCATGGACTAGTTCCTTTTGACATGTATCCATTTCAAGAAAAGTTAATTCATAATTTCCATAAGAACAGATTTAATATCTGCAAGATGCCCCGCCAGACGGGTAAATCAACTACTTGTGTTTCATATTTGTTACATTATGCAGTATTTAACGATAATGTAAATATAGCTATTCTAGCAAACAAAGCATCTACTGCTAGAGATCTGCTTGGAAGATTACAACTTGCTTATGAGAATTTACCTAAGTGGATGCAGCAAGGTATTATATCTTGGAATAGAGGTTCTTTAGAGTTAGAAAATGGATCAAAAATTTCATCAAATTCTACTTCTTCATCTGCTGTCCGAGGCGGATCCTATAATGTCATCTTTCTTGACGAGTTCGCTTTCATCCCGAATCACATTGCTGATGACTTCTTTGCCTCTGTTTATCCTACTATTTCTTCTGGACAAAGCACGAAGGTAATTATTGTATCTACGCCACGTGGTATGAACCACTTCTACCGCATGTGGCATGACGCTGAGAGGGGCAAGAACGAATATGTGCCTACAGATGTGCATTGGTCCGAAGTGCCTGGTAGAGACGCAGCGTGGAAGGAACAGACGATTGCAAACACTTCAGAACAACAATTCAAAACAGAATTTGAATGCGAATTTTTAGGATCTGTTAATACACTGATTAACCCATCAAAACTTAGAAACCTTGTATATGAGGACCCAATAAAAAGAAATGCTGGATTGGATGTTTATGAGCATCCAAAAGAAGAAAATAATTATCTGATGACGGTTGACGTTGCTCGTGGAATAGGAAATGATTACTCAGCATTTGTTGTTTTTGATATTACAAATTTTCCATATAAAGTAGTTGCAAAGTATAGAAACAATGAAATTAAACCGATGCTATTTCCAAGTATTATACATGAAGTAGCAAAAGGTTATAATAATGCTTGGTTACTTATTGAAGTTAATGATATTGGAGATCAAGTGGCAAATATTCTACACTTTGATCTTGAGTATGACAATGTTCTTATGTGTGCAATGAAAGGTCGTGCAGGTCAAATTGTTGGTTCTGGATTTAGCGGTAAAAAATCCCAACTTGGTGTTCGTATGACCGCCGCTGTCAAAAAATTAGGATGTTCTAATCTTAAAACTTTACTTGAAGATGATAAGTTATTAACTATTGATTATGATATCATCAGCGAACTTACGACGTTTGCTCAAAAGCATAATTCCTTTGAAGCAGAAGAAGGTTGCAACGACGATTTAGCAATGTGTCTTGTTATTTTTTCCTGGTTAGTTGCTCAATCATATTTTAAAGAAATGACGGACAATGATGTTCGTAAAAGAATTTATGAAGAACAAAAAAATCAAATAGAGCAAGATATGTCACCATTCGGATTTATTTCTGATGGACTAGATGATTTTAGTGTAACCATTGATGAAGAAACTGGAGATAGATGGATATTTGCTGGATCTAAAAAAGAAAATAATGCTATGGAAGTATGGAATGTAGATGAGTATGGTGATCGCTCATATATGTGGGAATATAGATAAATGGACTTAGACGATCAGTTTGAAATAGAGCATTTATTTTTAACTGAAAGAAAATGTAGATCATGTAAGATAAGAAAAAATTTAATTGATAGTTTCTATAAGATTCGTAAAAATAATACTATTTCTTCATCATATTCATATGAATGTAAAGAATGTACTATAAAAAGAATTCAAGAGTCTAGAAAAAAGAAAACATATTCTACAGAATGGGATTATCCTGACTGGTAATGTTCATGCAGCGTTTCCCCATTGAAAATAACCTTTTTCATAAATATTTTTAGAATAATTCTGGACTTGTAGGAGAATAAAGATGCCGCTAAATTTAGCATCTCCTGGAATTGTAGTAAAGGAAATTGATTTAACACTAGGAAGAGTTTCCCCATCATCAAATAAAGTTGGAGCAATTGTAGCACCTTTTGCTAAAGGTCCTGTAGATGAACCAACATTAGTTGAAAATGAAAATGATCTGTTAGTTAATTTTGGAGCGCCATCGGCAACAGATAAGCATTATGAGCATTGGTTATCTGCCTCATCTTATCTTGCATATGGTGGATCTCTCAGAGTTGTAAGAGCAGATGATGCAGATTTAAGAAATGGATTTGTAGGAACTGCTTCAAGTGTAAAAATTAAAGGTTTAGATCACTACAATGCTTTAGGATATGATGAAAATACTCTAGCAAATGTTGTAGTTGCTGCCAGAAATCCAGGATCCTTGTCAAATGGAGTTAAGGTTGCAATTATTGACTCTAAAGCAGATCAAATTTTAAATGGAATTACCACAACATCAGTTGCAGTTGGATATGGAGTAACTCAAGCAATTTCATCAACACTTCCTGGTAATGGATCAACTTCAACACTTGATGGTTACCTTAAAGGTATCATTACAGAAATTGGTTCTGGAACATTTGGGGTAAAAGTTTTAAGTCACGTTTCTGCTGCTGGAACTGAAACTAAAGTAGATTATCAACAATCTGGGGTTTATGCTTTCTCTAGTTCTGGATCTGTTGCGATTCATACTAGTGGTCAATCAACATCTTTCGTATCAAGATCTTATACATCTAGACTTGATTGGTTTGATCAACAAACTATTGGACTGACAACTTCATCAACAGTTAACTGGAATAATCTTGCACCAAGACCTGGAACGTCAGCATATGCTGCAGCAAGGAATTCAAGATTTGATGAAGTTCACGTTGTTGTTGTAGATGCTTTAGGATCAATTACTGGAAATGCTGGAACTGTTCTTGAAAAGCATTTAAGTCTTTCAAAAGCAAAAGATGCTGAATTTTCTGTAGGAAATCCATCCTATTGGAGAAAGTATCTTGTTAATAATTCCGAATACATCTTTGGTTTAGGTGCTCCAGCAGGAATTGTAACAACAGGTTATAGTTCAGGTTTTACTCTTGCATCGGACGTTGGTTGGGATCAAGATACAGATGGAATCATTTTTGCAGCAACTGGATCTTCAACAAACACCTTAACAGGTGGTAAAAATTATGATGGTGGTACAGATATTGCTTCTTCTGGTGCTCTTACTGCTTCACTTGCAGAATTATCAGATGGTTATGATTTATTTGAATCTACAGACAATTATAATGTAGATTTCTTATTGATGGGTTCTGCTGCTTATGATATTTCAACAGCACAGGCACTTGCAAATAAACTAATTTCTGTTGCTGAACTGAGAAAAGATGCAATTGCATTTATTTCTCCATATAGAGGTGCTGCTTTAACAGATACATCATCACAGACTGCAGTAAATGTAAACTCTGCTGCAGATATTACTGATAATGTAATCAGTTTCTACGCTCCAGTGAGTTCGTCATCATATGCAGTATTTGATAGTGGATACAAATACATGTATGACAGATTCTCAAATACATTTAGATATGTTCCTCTAAATGGAGACATGGCAGGTCTTTGTGCCCGCAATGACATTAATAATTTTCCATGGTATTCACCAGCAGGAACAACTAGAGGTGCAATTTTAAATGCTGTTAAGTTGGCATATAATCCAACAAAATCACAGAGAGACAGACTCTATTCAAGTAGAATCAATCCTGTAGTATTTTCACCAGGAGCTGGAATCATTCTCTTTGGAGATAAGACTGGACTTGCTAAGGCATCAGCGTTTGATAGAATCAATGTTCGTCGTCTGTTTGTCTATCTTGAGAATGCAATTTCTCAAGCAGCAAAAGACGCTCTCTTTGAATTTAATGATGAAATTACCAGAACAAACTTTGTAAATACCATCGAACCTTTCCTTCGTGATGTTCAAGCTAAGAGAGGAATCTTTGATTACGTTGTTATTTGTGATGAAACAAATAACACTGCTGCAGTGATAGATAATAATGAATTTGTTGCTGATATCTACATCAAACCAGCAAGATCAATTAACTTCATTGGACTGAACTTTATTGCCACCAAGACTGGTGTTGATTTTGAAGAAGTAATCGGAAACTTTTAATTTAGAGGTTTAAAAAACTATGGCAACCAGACAACAACTAAATCCACCTCCCTTAAGGAAGATTACTGACTTCAAAAGTAAATTAACCGGTGGTGGTGCTCGCTCCAATCTATTTGAAGTAGTTTTATCATTCCCAGATATTGCACCAGCAGATACCAATGTTCTTGATAAGGCAAGATTTTTGGTAAAAGGTGCTAACCTTCCAGCATCCAATGTCGCTACTCTTGATGTACCCTTTAGAGGAAGAACTCTTAAGGTTGCTGGAGATAGAACTTTTGAAAGTTGGACTGTTACTATTTTAAACGATACAGATTTTGCAATTCGTTCAGCACTTGAAAATTGGATGAACACAATTAACAGAGTTTCTGATAATACTGGTGTTACTGATCCAACTGCATATACTGCAGATGCTTTTGTTTATCAACTTGATCGTGATGGTACTACTTTGAGAGCATATCATTTCTATGATATTTTTCCAACATCTCTCAATGCAATCACTCTTGATTACAATACACCAAACATTCAAGAATTTACTTGTGAATTCCAAATCCTTTGGTGGGAAGCAGTTAAGGGAACTTCTCCTGCAGCTGGCGGACAAGATATCAACTAAATATAACATACAAGCAGTTTAAATTTATAAAATGGCGAAACTTTTTGGTTTTTCGATTGAAGATAATGTTCAAAAACCCAAATCTGTAGTTTCCCCCGTTCCTCCTAA